AACCTATTACGGTCCAAGTTGTTGGTCTTAGCGTACCATCGAGTTGCCACCATATTCAATACCTCCGGGTCGGATGCCGTCCTAGCCCTTAGCTGAGCCAGTCCCTTCTCTACCGCTGCGGCTGAGTTATATGTAGTTGAACTAGGCCCATCTACCCTAACACCGCTTAGCGTGTATATATTCTTGGCGTCCTGCATAGCCAACGCCATAGGGTCAAGGAACTTAATGTTCGGGTCTACCCTATCGAGAGAGAAAGAGTTAAACTTATTCTGTTCCTGCTGAAAATAAACTGATTGAGATAGTGGTACCATCGCTCCGTCAGGTTCTTGCACCATAACGATTCCGTTTTCAATCTTAGTTGGAAGACGGCTAGTAGAAAATTCACTGTACTTCTGCTTCGCGGAATCAGGAGTATCTATGTAGCCCACACCCTTAGATGCATTCATCTTATTAACCTCGTCAGTTGCCGCCGCTGATGCGGATAGACCGATACCGAACGCCTGATTGAACTGATTGCGTGATGATTCTAATTTAGACTTAGCCTCCTGGGAGCCACTGGTTTCGAAATCAATGGCTGCCTGCTTATATGCGTCGAAGGCGGCTTGGGTGGCGTCCTTGTATTTACCCACAATCTTGTACTGGTTCTCAGCAAACTGTCGGTCGATGCCCATAGCGTCGGTGAACTTCTGTCTTTTTTCAGAATCTTCCTTTCGCGTTTTTGCGGCCAGAGCATCCATAGCTGCACCTTGCGCCGCCCATTCGGGTACCTTAAATACTGTAGTGCTTAGGGCCATTACTTCTCAAACTTCTTAATTAAACTTCTAACGTATGAATGGAGCTTTTCTTTGTCTCCAGCGCTAGTAAACTTCTTAATGTTAGACATTTGAGTGGGGTTGAAGATGTACTCTCCCCCAGTCATTTCTCCAATCTTAGCACCGCCCTTCATAAGGTTGATGGGGTTCTCTTTGTGTGAGAACTTACCCGGGGTCTTCTTTATAGCAGCCCCCTGCTTAGCACCAATTCTCGGCCTTTGGTCTCCGGGCATACTTAATGATAGCTTACTTGGAACTATTGGCCTTGCCATACTTGGAGCCCCCACGGGAACTGCCGCGCCACCTGCTGCCTTCTTGGGTAGTGTAGCCAGACTCATTCCTGCACCACCAATGGCACTAATGCCCCCGGCAATGTTCTGTACCGCAGCCTCCTTGGCCGCCTGAGCGAATCCTAGCTCCTGCTGGTAACGACCTTCCTTACGCCCCATCGTAGCTTCTTGCGCCCCAGCTAACTGAGATAGTGCAGCGGTTTGGCGTTGCTGTTGCATATCAGCCAGACCTTGCTGCTGCTGCGCCGCTCCTTCCGTTAGGGCACCTAGCCCGCCTAGTAGCGCACGTCCGCCAGCCGCACCTAGGGCCTGGGTTCCGCCCTGTAGAGCACGATTTACGTTCTCCATCTGGCGATTCATAATACCTTGGTCGTAGGACTCCTTGTATGCCTTGAAATACTCCGATGGGGTATCTAATGACGGGGCCGACGCCTTCACTCGGTCAAGCTCCTTATTGGCTTTCTTGTTAGCGGCAATACCATAAATGGTCTGTCCAATACCGGCAGCGGCCTGGAGCCCAATACCGACAGCGGCACCGGCAACGGCGTAAATTTTCTTATTTGACTTTTTGGGTTTCATAATACAAAGATATCTATTAGTTAACTAATTCGTTGTGCAGCATTGAGCGATTATATACTGCGTTAAAGGCGTAAGCCTCGATTGGAGAAGTGGAGCTATTGGTGAAGCTAATCACTGCGTATGGACCCCTCATCTTGTCTCCATCGACCGATGAATCGGATGATACGGCTATGGTCTGACCTGCGGTTATTACTGTGGTTCCAGTTACTGTAATAGTTTTCTTGGACGATATACCGGACACCACTAGGTTGGTATTGGTGAATACTCCCCCGACTACAACCTTTATAGACCCATTCAGAGGGAACGGTAAAGAATTGATGTTTGTCTGTAGGGTTATTTCATATCCTCCACCTATTACGACTACCGATGTGACTCGACCTAACGGAACTATATTGGAGGTTGATGTACTGGCGGTGGGGATTGATGAGTAGTACATACCCTCACGCTTATCCATAGTTGACATAGTCACGGTGGACTGGTCCCTCGTCTCTACGGAGAAAGACCACGGTGAGTCTCCCTCGACGCTTAACGCCTCGAAGGTCTTCACCATAGAGTTGTTCTGAGCCGATACTACCTTGACGAAACTTGGTTGAAACACCCCATAGAAGTTATTCCTGTTTGACTCATCTGTGTGCGCCCACGCAGCACCGCTCTTAAATGTGATTAGTAGATTGTCAACGTATACTCCAGACTCCGGGATGAAAGAATAACGGGTCTTCCATACCCCCTCCTTGACGTCGTATGCGATGGTATCGTTAGTGTAAGTACCCCCACCGAGCCTCTTCTGGAATGAAAGTATATATTCACTACGCTCCGGGTCAAGCAGTCCCACGAACTTAAAGTTCAGGTCTCCAAGCTTGATTGCGCTATTCATCTTATCCTGTATGTATGAGTCAACTCCCTGCTCGCTGATAGGAGTGATTCCGTCAGGGCCTAGGCGTATCACCTTACCTGTGTTGATGTCAGCGAAGTATACCCTACCGAAGTAATTAACTACAGACTCTGGGTGCCTTCCTACCCCATACTCTCCCGCGTAGAAGCTCTGTGAACCGATGAAGTTGGTTGACACCGTAACTCCCGCCCCACCGCTTATATACTCGATGATGTTTCGGTTGATGGGGGCTATCGAGCACTTACGCTCCTGAAGTATACTGATGGAGTCGCCTCCGTCGATGATGTACTGAATGCTACCATATACGGGCGATAGGTCAACGAAGTTAGCCTGACCGAGATTGAATGATGATAGTGGCAATACCTGAGAGTCCAGTACGTATGGTTCGGAGTATGTAATTGTTGACTTCCGATAAATACGTCCAGCGGTTGGTGCTGGTGCGTTCGGGCGGCCTAAGCTTGTAAACTTAGAGTCTGCAAAGTCACTGATTGAACTATCTTCAACGAACATACGCTCGTAGGCGGTAGTCATCAATGGCGTGGATGAGCGGTTGGTGACCATATTCATTTGACGAATCCTATAGTATACATCACCATTAAATGTCTCAATCACAGCATTATTTTGGTTGGCTATCGCGGCAAGTGAATACGAACCATTTGGTGGTACCGAAGTGTTTAACTGCCCAAGAATGTTTGCGTTGGCAACGGAGAATATATTTCCTCCGTTTACCTTGCTAATAGTCGAAACTCTAACCTCGTATGAGGTCTGAACCCCTAGCGCTGTAATACTTATGGTAATGGAATCCCCAGCGCGTATGTCAAGTGCAGTGGTAGCCATACCCCCTGTCACTGTGATGTTAGAAGGACCAGAAGTCCAGGTATAAGAATAGTCTCTATCGCCTTTGTGTCTGTAAGTTCCAGATACGTTAACAACATCGTGAGCCTCTGATATCTCCCTGTAAATGTTTGTGTCGACTTGCCTTGTAGGTCTGTAAATTTCTATTACGGTGTTCCTATCCCAAAAGTCGCTATCTGCGGCAACCTCAGCACGAGTAAACCCGCTAGCCGCATCGTTGTTTTTAAGTTTAAGAAACCATCCAGTTTTTCTGTCATCAATTACATTCAGTGCAAACGGGTTATCTGTGGGGTTGAAATACTCATAACCAACTACATCGAATTCATAACCCAAAAACTCATTCACTCCGTTAGGTAATGTTCCGCTTTCGTACTTAATTAACCTAACCTTATCACCCTCTACGAATGCATAGCCGATTTTTGCGTCCTTTGCGTCAACGTATGAATATGTTTTGCCTTCTAACGTGTTCATTGATACATAAATCAATTCATCTCCACTAACGGAGAAGGCCTCACTCACGCTATATTGAACGGAGTAATTGTATGACGTAAACGGAGAATATAAAAGCTGCCACTTTCTAGCCCAGTCTGGAGGATTATGATTAACTCTAAACTGAAATGATGTAGGACCTATCTCCTCCTGGCTTCGCTCTGAATACCACGAAACTTCTTTTTCTCCAATCTCGTTAACGGCACCACTTCGATTAAACTTATCATAGTAAACGATTCCGAACTTATGTTTTTGCCCCGCCTTGAAAGACCTGTTAGATGGTGAGTAATACTGAATGGAGTTGTAGTTCTTAAATATCCTAAATCCACCCCAAGTTGTTGTATAGGTATTATTTAAAAGTGTTGAGGATATATTAAAAGATAAAAAATCAGACGTTGGAATTCGGTTACCTGTAAGCAAATCAGTACCTTTAATAGTCTCAAGATTTATTGATACGAGCTTAAATAGAAATGAAATTTGAGTCGTTGAGTAGTTTATAGAGGATAATGATATATTTACAACAATTTCGCCTTTAAAATAATGTTCGTGCTCAGATAATAATTCAGCGTATGCGGAAACCGGTATGGTGTAGTTTCCTGATATATTATTTACAAAGTGATAGTAAACATCGGGGCTACCTGATGTTAGATTACCATACGAGGGCAAAACAAACTGCTTGAATATATTTAATTCTACTTTATCGAAGTCTATAAAATCTGTCGATTCAGTCGGGCTTAAAACTATATTCGCTGCCGTTCCTGGTATAATACCTAACCTACCGTATAGCTGAAAGTCTAGGGTAATCTGGCTATCTACGGAAGTAGTATCCCGTGTGTCACCAACAACTACATTAAATTTACTAGTAAAGGATGATGAACCTGGATTATATGACACTCCCGCCGCCACCGTTGGATTTACGCTAATATACGTTGAGTTTCCCGAGGCGTTACTAATTTCTGTAATAGCTACGCTCGTAGGCACGTTATCATAGAACTCAGTGTATCCACCAAACATCAGTCGATTCCCCGATATTGCCTGTGCGTTAGCCTTCTGCGGTAAGTTGTCGTACATCTTGTTCTGCTCTATCGCTGGGATATAGGAACGCAGCTTACTGTTGGTGAATGCAATCGATGTGGTCGTTGATGACCTGGAGTTATTTATCTCACTCACGAAAAAGAAACCTAAGTTCTCTGCCGATTTAGCTAGTAGTCTGATTTTAGACACGTCGGCACGACTATGCTTGACCGTTACGTTTATTGCATTAAACAAATCCTTCGCTGATTCGCTAATTAATCCATCAAGTAGTTGTTGTGTATTTACAGCAATCTCACTATATGGGGATAACGCAGACACCTCGCCGTCTTCATACACATACTGGTATGCGAACTGAAAGTATTCATCGTAAACGAAGTTATCTTGATTGGCTACGGTTGTGAATGCAAGTGTTGGAGGGTCGAGCGGTGGTTGCTTCGCGTTGGTGATGCATACCAACTTCTCCTCATCCGTGTAGGTGTATCCCCCGGCAACCTTATACGGGTATCCAGTACCGAGCAATGCCTTCGTTATGTTTATTTTCTTAGGGTCAGTAACCCCATCAGTAAAGTACGCCAGCGTATCCCCGTTTTCCTTCACTATGAAGTCAAACTTCACGAAGCTAATGGATGTGAAACCTAATATCGAATCACGATATACAAGGCGAAGCACGTTAGATGTGGTGGAGTAGTGATAGATGCTGTGATTACCCAATGAGTTATGCACGGCGAAGACTATCTCGCTCTTCTCGATGTTTAAGCCTGAGCCTACCACGGTATTCGTCCCGGTGGCAGGTAACTCAGAACCGGCCGCAAAAGTCATCAGTGAGTTTCCACGGCTATTCTTCAGCACGTCAGCGTTACCCCCCAAGTTATCCCCTACGTGAACATTAATCGCGTCAATCATTTCGACTGACTTCACAACCAGGAAGTCGTCGTCATTATTTATGTAACGAGGTATCAGCTTATCTATTGCCATCGGCCTTAGTATTTAGGCGATTGTTTGAAATTCTTCCGAATAGTCTTAAGCGCCTCATCCTTGTTGAAGCTCTTGATTCTAGCGTTAGCCAATCTCTTCTCGTTGTAGTATTCCTGACGTGCACGAGCCTTCTCTCCCTGGGGGACTGCGTTCTTGCGCTCAATCAGTTTGTAATAGATGTAAGAGCGTAATGCTGGCTCGGCGTATATGTTAACCGATGGGTTAGAGCTCCTCGCCTCGTCGGCTACGTACTCTATCACGACTGTATCAAGATTACCACCGATTGAAAGCTCGATTCTGTTCTGCTCGTGGTTCATACGGTACTCACCGTTGTAGTGTCCTCCTCCGAGTCCGTATACGGCACCGTATGAGTTATCGTACAGGAAGTTCCTGAAGATGAACTGGTCGTAGCCCTTAGAGGAATGAAACAACTCCACCTCATCCTTATCGTCCTCCCTATCGTATACTCCGTCTCCGTCAGTGTCGATGGGAATGCCGCTGGCGTCCTTAACGTACGCCTGAGAGTAGTTTATGTTCTTGTTGTGCCCGAAGATGTATACGAGACCATCGGTGCCCACATATCCAATCTTTATGATATCTACGTAATCATCCGGAAGGTCAACGGTCTTAAGGTCCTTATTGACGGGTAGCTTGATGCTCTTCACTATCTTAAGCATATCGAATCCAAACTCACGAAGTCCACGTAGCGCCAGGTTACGAACTAGCGTATCGGTGGCGTCTGACGCGAAGTCATCTTGGCCTACGGATAGAATGAAGTCATTTACTACCTCGTCGATGGTGATTAGATTCCTAGCCATTACTGCTTAGTTTGTTCTGATGATGCGTAAGTAAACATATCGCTGTCCTTGATGTTGATTCCAATCATCTTAGCTATCTCCATAACGAGATTAGGAGTGAAATGCTCCGGAAGTTCGAAGTCAACGCTAGTGCCGGCATCGAATACCTCCTTGTTTGACACCACCGTGTATCCGAATCGTGGGGTAAGAGCCATCTTCACGCCGCTGACGGGGTTGAGACCCTCGGGCTGCTTGTAGTATTTAAGCTTCACCCTCTTCACGCTCGTGGGGTATACAGCGATGTCATTCGATACAACCGCGATGGGGTTATTCTCAGTAGGACGCGATAGGGTGCTACGGAGGATGTATTCTGCCTTTAGCTCGTCGTAAATGAGGTCGATGGGGATAGATGTCGTCTGACCCATAATAAACGTCCCGAAGGTCTTTAATGACATTATACGGGCTAAATCATCGGGCTTCTTGAATACACCGTCAGTCTGACTGATTGATAACTCCTTAGAGAAGACCGCGAGGTCCTCGCGAAGCTGCTTGCTCAGCGATAGGTCACGATGGCCGTCGATGCCGCGGCTCTTAGCGGTCGCCGATAGCGAATTCTTAGAGAATAGGGCATTGAACACGTTCTGTTGGGCCAACGCGGCAAAGGCATTAAAGGTTGAAGGAGTGACGAACCCTCGTTCGTCTTTGTTGGCCAAATCCTTCAATGTAGAATATACGGTATAGACGCTCGCCATTATGCTGTGTTTATATGCAAATATACCAATAAAAAAGGGGCCACTCTCGTAGCCCCCATATTGTCAAGCAGTTATGTTTTTTATGCCAGCCGCTCAAGCCTGTTAATCACTTCATCGTAAATAGACACTCCCTTTTCGGTCATACAATAACGAGTAAGTACGTCCGTTGGGTCCTGCCCTGCCGGTGCTGTGATGATGAGACGATTGGTGTCAAACCAGTACATACCGTCGGGACGCTCGCGAATAATCTGAAAATCAACTGATTGACGAATTGCGGAGCGAATCTTAACCATAGGGTTGTCAAACATCTCGATGAACGCCTTTGGATTGGCCTTAGCCTCACTTAGAAGCTCACGGCGAATCTCCTGATTGCGCTGCTCGATATTAACGCCTAGGTACATAGCCACAGGTAGAAGCTCGTCGATGCTCTTATCGCGTACCATAGATATGGCATCGTGCATTAGGAACTCCTTATCGAGGTCATCCTCGGCGGTCTTGTGGGTGTCTATTACGAAGAACACACTACCACCGTTAGCAATGTTATCGGGATGTACGTCTAGGTAATCCTGGAGGTTTGGCTTGCTTGGTGGAACGGATAGTAAACCATCGCGGAACACGATATGGTCGCGCATAGCGTTAGCTGATTGCTCATCAACATAAACCGATGGCTCGTTGGGGCAATAACGAATAGCCCTGACGGTATCCTTTGTTGGGTCGTAGATGGTTATATTGTTCTGATTCATCTTGAACCAGATGCCTCCCCCTGAAGTTATGGAGTAGACTTTTTGTTTGCGACCATCTTTTTGTTTCTCCATCTGACGCTTAGGTCGGTATGATGATGCAGCGGGTGCGGGTACTGCGGTAGGGTTTTCTGGGGCTCCGAGGATAGCTTCCTCTCGGCTGATTGTTGGACGTGCCATATTGAATATAATTGAAAAATTAAAAAAGGGGTAAAGGGGGCCCGAAGACCCCCCCATCCCTTAAACCTAATGATTAGGCCTTCTTAAGAAGTACGTGGCGGTTAGCACCACGAACACAAAGAGCGATTTCAGATAGGTAGTTGAACTGAACCAAGTCTTTGGTGTCGTTCGATGCTCCCATAAATGAACCAGTCAACCAGTGGTGCATCTCGCGGCTTACACCGTTAGTTGCCTTGTAGTTGATTTCCAATGAAGGATTGCGGTCGCCCGACTTGGGGTCAACTACAGTAGCCATTGGGATAGCAACTCCAGCGAAGTTAGCGTTAGCCAACAATGTGGGGTCGTTCAGAAGCTTCCAATCGTGCTTGTGGAAGGTATACCCACCACGTCCGAATGATTTGAAGCCAAGCTTGATAGCCATATCAGCACTGTTATTGAATGCGCCGAATTGCGAAGCAACTCCAGCAGTCAATGAACTGCCTACTCCCTTAGCGACTAAGTCGTCAAGCAATAGGTCCTGAGTGCGGTCAACGTAAAGGGCGTATTCAGAAGAAGCGCCTTGCTTGTCAAGTTCCTTGATGATAAGGTCAAGGTCAGATAGCTCAGTGATGTAACCGTTGGTAACCAAACCACGATTCTCAATGGCGGCGAAGTAACCTTCAGAACCGTCGATTGATACGTTGCCGGTGTTGGTAACCTTCTGGCCCAACAACATCATCATCTCACGCTTGTCGAGGAAACGCTGACGAGTGTCGGCCTCACCTTTCATAAACCAGCGGTAGTCGCCATTGCCTAGGTCAATCCATCCAAGGTTCGTAGCTTGAGAGCCAGTCACTTTGAAGATTTCCTTAACAATCATATATGGGTTGGTACGCTTAACCACGTTAGACTCGAGGTACTCGGTCGGTTGGTCAGTTCCCTGTCCGAACAAGTTACCGATAATCGGAAGCTCGTAAGTACCAGCAACGATTGCGGTAAGGTTAGCGTCCAATAGGTTAGCAACAGTGAAGCTAGTAGTGCCGGTGATGGCAGTAACGATAGCACGCTGAGTACCTCCCAATAGAACGACGTCGTTCAAGCGAACAACAACAGGTTGGGCTCCGAAGGCGATAACCATCGTTTTTCCAGTAGTTGTGTCAGCAGCAAGAACAACCTTTTGGTTTTGGTGGAGGCGAACCTCTTCCCACCACTGAACTTGGTCAGCAGTACCTGCGCTCTTAACGGCTCCTACCATCTGTAGGAATCCTGTGATACCCTGAGCTCCGAAAGCCTTTACAAGGGCGTCGCGGTTGTCGGGTTTGTTGATTTCGTTAAAGTAGTCACCGAGGGCAACGTATTTAGCGGGGTCAAGACGCTTTACAGCGTTAGCTCCAGTGAAAAAAGTTCCAGCAGTAGCTGATGTCATATTTGCCATTTTAAAAGTGTTTTAGGCGTTATGTTTTTAGAATCTAAATCTCATCATTGAGTCAGACTCTCCGATGATTTGGCGAAGCTGCTCCTCTATGTTGCCCCCTGGCTGTACGTTACCTACGTTAGGTGTATTCACCTTCACGTTTGCTGCGGTTTCCACAACCCGTCGTTGTCCATCACTCATACCTTGCTGATAAACGGCCTTGACAATTTCGTCAATGTTATCAACTACGGTTCTGTGCATATTGAACGTCTCGTGGTTCCAGTTGCCATCGCGGTCTACGTACTGGTCAAAGTAGCTCTCTAGATTAGCGTTTTTGGTTTTGAGTGATTCACGATACCGGTCACCTAGTCCGAAAGTAAAGGTCTTGTCTCCGGAGAGTTCAAAATCAATACCGTCAAGCGCATCGGCTTCCTGTCTCATAGTATTCACCCACTGCTCGTCAACAAACGATTCAGCCTTCTGCTCCTGCTCAATGGCCCTTTCGACCGGTTTGAGATAGTTGCTTCGTAGCCCATCAATTTGTTTCCTTGCGCTACCTGCGTCGATTTTTAGCTGAAGGGTAGCCATCTTCTGCTCTCTCTCGTCTAAGAATTCACTGTCAGTCTTGTATTTCGCCGATACAAGCATTTCAATGTCATCTCTTGACAAGTCGGGAAAGTCGTTCTGCATCTGGAGCTTCACCACCGACAAATCGTCCATTTCAGACGGGTTGATGGATTGATATAGGAACCAATCCTGTGGGTCGCGACCAGTTTCTTGAACAAACCTCAGAATAGGCTCAAGCCTTTCATCAATCGTCGCCGGTTGGTCTAAACGTGCGAGGATGTCTTCCAAGTCAAGACCTATCTGCTCTTGCAGATAAGAATTGACGAACTGGTTAACCTCCTCGTCCGTGAGTTCGTCGTTGGTCGACCCAATAGGGTCTTCCGTGTCTTGCTGGCGGTATACGTACCTGTTGTCGTCGACCTGCTCGGTTACATCTTCTGAGGATGTCTCCTGGGTCTCCGTTACTTCAGGTACGCTGGGCTCAGCGAAAGAACTTTCGTTGCTAGTTTCGGTGGCAACGTCACCGTTTTCATTATCAAACTCGACGATAGTCGGTTCGAACTGTGGTTGGTCCTGTGAAGGCTCTGCGGGTTGGTCAACAATGTTGAGCCCCATATCCTTCACTAAGTCCTCTAGGGATGAAATTCCATCTGCCATAATAAGTTGAATTAAAGTTCCTTACAAAATTATCTCTACTATTTAGCGTAAAAGTTTGCACAATCGAAAACTAATCGATACTTTTGGGTAAACAATTAAACAATCGATATGAAAAACATCATTTTATTTCTAGCTGCAACCATTGGTTTCCAAGCAAATGCACAACTAAAATCCCCTGCGGGAATTGAGATTAACTCTAAATTAGCACTCGCCTTTGAAGGCATTGAGTTCGTTCAATATGAGCCTGGGGTTTACGACTATGCCATTGAAGGCCTGAATAGTTCAGACAGCGCAGACTATTTAGCGTACAAATTGTACTGTGACTTAGGCAGCGCGTGCATCAACGCAACTAAAATTCCAAAAAGCGACGTAACAAGCTTCGGCTACATCTTCCATTTTGAAGACTGCGATGTTTTTTATATAAGTATGTATGGCGGAACCGTGAGGGGCCTAGTCCATTTTAAATAGTGGGGGTACCAATAAATAAAAGGGGGCTTTTAGGCCCCCTTTTTTATTTAATACGAACTAGTACTATATCCTTAGTATCCTTTTTTGCGCTGCTCCTCTAGTCGCTTATATTTGGCTGCTTCTTCCGGAGTAGCTTCCTTTCCCGTATCCTTAAAAACCGTAACATTCTTCCGAAGCCCCTGTTTGTACAACTCGTCGCGTACAGCGTCTTTCATCATAGAGCGTTCCACAGGTGTTATGTATTTCAAGGCGTCTTTCCCTCTGCCCTTCTTTTCTACATATTTAGCAAATTGTTGTTCCATTAGTTCTTTTTCTTTTGCCAAATAGTCCCCCTTGGGCACGGTTAAGCGAACCTGCGTCTCTAAGCCCTGACCTTTTTTGGCAACAACCGTTGCGCCTTGAAGCTTTACGGCTGGAGGGGTTGTGGTTGTGTCCTGAGAACCCGACACCATAAGATTATTAGGCATTTTTCTAGGGTCTGGAACTATTGGGGACTTACCTCCCGTGGTGTATTTTCTAGCTTTCATCTTTTTAAAACTTTACACAAATATATGAATCAATGGGTCACCATTTTTCGCGGTTAGCCCAGTACGCCGCGCTCATCTTACCCTTGGCGATATTCTTAGCGTGACGTGCCTTAAAGCTGGCACGCTTCTTAGCACGTGCTTCCGTTGGGTTGCTCTCGGTGACCGTATCGGCACCCTGCTCGCCGAAGCGTATAAGCTTTGTCTTGTTGCCATCCTTAGCTAGGACGATATGCGACTTCTTAGGATTCGATGGTGTACTCTTGGGCTTATTAATACCCGCCAGGCCGTGCTTCTTAAGAAGGTTCTTGATTCTCTCCTCCATTTTTTCTAGCCTTACGGCTCTGATGTAGCTCGTATATCTTGTAGAATGTGTATACGATAGAACCAACCAGCAGAACAATCTTCAGCATTGCCTCAATGTTTGTGAAAGATACCAGCATAGTACCGCCATTTATTGCGGTAATTTTAACATCCTCGGTACTCATCTTGATAGTCATTTTTTATATATATCACTTCTTTGCGAACTTCTCTATTGCGGTACCGAAGAACATAGCTATAGTTAAGTATTCAACGGCCTCTACAAGCTCTTTGCTTGGGGCTATATCTTTCGGGGAGAAGCTATTAGCTATCAGAGTACCGAACAGCACTAACGCGCCTAGGAGTCCTACAACCCTCTTAGATGATACCTCGTCACCGTTTCCTAATAGCTTTTTAACCCACTCTTTCATATCTACAAAAGTATGACAAAAAAGAAGGCCCCACGAGGGGGCCATACTACACTTTAATGGTGTTATTTTGCTCTCTATGAGGCGATTACGGGGGCTTCCTGCTCCTGTACGGTGAACTCACCGGTCTCAAGATTTAGGCTTCCGTGTCCGTGCTCCTCAGCGAGCTCCTTCATAATAACTTGAATCTCCTCACCGCTTGCACGCAGTTCAGTGACTAAGGTATTCTGACGTTCGGCGAGGTCTTTCTCGCTTACGTACAGAGCCCCAAGCTCTAGTTGGATTTGCTGTTGTTTGGCGCGTACTTCACGTGCCTTAGTTAGTTGGTCTTCAGAAATCTGAGCCATAATAAAATAGAATTAAAATTAAAAAAAAGAAAGGACTAGCAGTCTACCGAATCTTCGTATCCTGGCTGAGCCTTTAGGTACTCGTATGCCTGGACGATGATGTCGGCGGCTTCGTCGCTAACGATAGCTTCGAAGTTAAGGTGCGTGCGATAGATAGGCTCAGAGTGATTCTCACGAGTCTCTTCAGTCGCGTAGGTAGCCACCTCGATGTGGCAGAAGTTCTTCTTTACCCAAGTCTCCGTGGGAGGCGTAGGCATAGTTGGTACGGGTGCACCGTCAGCATCTACGCTAGCGGCAACAGGTGCCGCGTAGATGAATGTTTTCTGGTCGGTTGACTCGTATGTTAGACGAGTGATTTTATGATATGCTTCGGAGAAAGTCATCCCGAATTTATCTACAGTTGCGATTACAGCCATTTTGATTACTAATTAGTTATACAAATATACAAATTTAATCGCAAATTTCTTGTGCACCCACCTCCCCGCGGGCATTGACTCTATTTCCGTTACCGTTTGAATTTTTAAGGTACTTATTGGCTCCGTTGTATAAGGTACCGGAAGTATCTGCGTACAGTGTATCACCCGCTACCACGGTACTATAAGCCCGGCTATATACTACTACTACTGAATCTCCCGGATAAGCAGCACACAGCGGTCCAAGGTCCGCAAATACTTCTACTTCAATTTCAGTATACGTTACGGCTGAGTATCCGTAAAACTCACTCATAGCGTCAGGAGAAGACTTGCTAGCCAACGCAGAGAGGGAACGCAACGAACTGTTTGCCTGCGCTTGACCTAACTCCGTCCTGATGTTATCTATGCTTATAGCCCCACTACCCTGCAATGCCATTGAGTTTTGCTTTAAGTTCTTCAATCTGTGTCTGCTGCTCCTTCATACCCTCAATTAGGAGACCTATGAGCTTCTCGTAGCGTACGGCTAGGTAGCCTGTATCGTTAGTCCTAACGGCAGACGGCATAACGCCTAACACCTGCTGTGCTATGATACCCGTGTCGTGTCCTTCGTGTCCGTGTGCTTCCTTATGTTCTGGTTTCCAGTCGAACTCCACACCGGTTAGTGACTTCACTTTGTCAAGTGCGTTCTCAATGGGTGTGATGTTTTCCTTTAGGCGCTCGTCAGAGGATGAGAATGCCACGATGTCGTTGGAGGCGTCAATACGTCCAGCGGTTGTTGATGGCGCTACGTTGACACCGAGTGCCACACCGTTTACATATACCTTCTTATTGAGGTTTATTTGGTCAACTGCTCCCGCGGCTATTACTAGCTGGTTGGATGAGTTGGTAAACATCGCACTTACTGAGCTTCCGCTAGTGTTGTGAATACGGTATCCTTTGGTGTTATCTGAGTGTCCGTTTACCAGGAACAGCGTAGACGTGGTAGAGTTGTGAGTAACGTCATCCGTGGTCCTCACGTACTGGTTCATATTTGATGGATACGGGTCAGTGTGTGTTCCTAGTGCCCTAGACCAAGACAGATATGTTACGTTACCCGAATAACTTCTAAACCACAAGTTATTGTCGTAGTAAGACATACCTAATTGGAATCCGTGTGCATTCGCAGGATTTGAGTGCCTTACATTAACGTAGTTAAACCAAGTTCCAGTTGGGTTCCCAGAGCCAAGATAACTTTGCCAGAATCCGCTTTCCGTTATTGTGTCTGGTGCGTTGTCATCAATTAAGTTTGTAGCATTAAGCCATCTGGATGGCTTGCTTGATACATTAGCCCAAGAGACACCACCAGCCGAACCTGTAACGCTAATCCCCCAACTCCCCGACGCTCCCACACCAGTTAATGTTGGTGCGTATGAGTTGTAGTTAGAACTATGTATATAGAGCGCACCATCTGAATATCTTTTTAAGTCACCATCTACGGTAACGCTACTCCCAAAATAAAATCGAGGTCGGTCTGTTTGGAAATGACACCAATCACCGTTCATTGGACCAATATCTACATAACCGTATGGTGTTGAAAACCTATGAGCGCTAGAAGTATTTGGGTTCCAAGAATATCTAGTGTCATCAGAATCGTAGAAAATTGGGGCTCTAACAGAACCGATTGTTGTCATATTCCAAGAGTGGTCCAACCTCCATCCATTAACACCACCACTGTGAAATCCTATATTATCATTAGACTCATTCCCGAAATAACCAAATGCCCAAGCTCCAGTAAAATTATTAACACCTCTAACCCAACGAAGTCCACCCCAAGTTGCTTGACTTGGCATAAGGAATGCAATACCTTCTCCATAAGATTCAGATTTAGGGCTAATCCAAACATTGCCATTTAGAAAAGCAGCTCTAGTTCCATTACCGGCTGGGTCTAGGTAGTATGTAGTGTCCTGAGAATCGTAGAAAATTGGAGCACGAAGAGAAGTTGAAGCTTCTACATTACCATCATTATTTACTGTAAGTCTTGGCGTAAATGTTGTTCCATCATAAGAACCAAGCTGTACTCCGTTGCCGGAGTTGTGTGATGAAATCCTAGTATAAGCACCGCTGACGCCAATAGCATACTTTCCAGCGGCGCCCATACGCAAAAGAGGAAACTCTTCTCTTGTGTTTCCGATATTCAGATAGTTTAGGTTAGAGGTTGAGTTTGGGTCTACGTAGTATCCAGTATCGGCAGAGTCATAGAAGATTGGTGCACGCATATCATCCCTAGACCTAATAGAGCCAGAGATTGCGGCCAAGAACGTACCGTTCTCCATTACAAGGAGGCCGTGGGTATTCAGGTTTGCCGCTACACCTCCCGCGTTAGGGTGAGACCAAGCAAGACCATACAAAGAACCCGTAGTTGTTCCATCAGCAGGTAACTTATATGCGTCACCCATTGCAAAAACTCCTTGATATCTTGTAGACGTGTAAAGACCAACTAATCCATAACCATAGTTTTGGTCTGTGTATACGTTTGTACCTGCTCTTACATATGTATTTGTACTAACATAACTAGCATTAGAGATGGAAGTATTTTGCATATTTAAACCACCGTATATGCCAGTAACCATACCGCTGTAATAGTTAATGTATATCTGCTTGCTATTTGTAGCACAATCTAAATGTAGATTTCCGTCTGTAGTTATAGCTTGAGCTATACCAGATGCGCTTCTATTACCAGAAGCCCCCACATATAAAGAAGCAGCCCAAGTGGCGTTAGGACCATATAATGTTCCTGAATCATCTCCATTAGCTACATATTGAGTTGAAGACCTAAATGTTCCAGCAATCTGCATATTGCCACTAGTAGCATTTAATGACGCAGTTGGTACAACTCCAATTCTTCCCCACGTGAATCCTCGACCTGGGGAGTCCGCATTCATTTGAGTTTTTATTGAATAATCAGTAACGGTTCCGTATAGATACACACTACTAGCGCCCATACTAATTTTGTAATTGTCACTAGCCCAAAATTTTAATCCATTACCTTCACCTGGTGTTACGAGATATTCGGAATTTTGATTAGATGCGTTAGGGGCAGAACCTGCAGTAGTTGCATAACTTACCGACTGAGAGCCGATGTTACCTGAAGTTATTATCTCCCTCCAAGGGTTAAGTGTAGCTGTATCACCATTTCTTGTTCTAAGAAAAAACGAATTTCCACCTGATAAGTACGACCCACCGAGCCATAAATCATATGCACCTCCAGTGCTAAATCGTGCAATAGGACCATAAAATGGAGCGTTATTAGCATATGTAAATCCAGTGGAGTTAGTGGTCATTGTGTTTGCGTCAAGAGTAAACCCTTCATAAAACATAATGTTTGATGGCTTGCTAGACACATTACCCCAGGCTACTGCTCCTGCACTAGTAGCATAAGTAGCAGTAGCAGCGTTACCACTTATGTTAGTTTGGTCGCCGGTGTTAGTCCCACTTAAATTACTTCCAGTTACAGTTCCTGTAACATATAAATTATTTAATACTCTAACGTGGTTATCTCCATTACCTACTGAAAATATCACGGCACTACTACCATTTCCGGCTGCATCATTATAGAATCGAATCCCACCGTAACTAGGGTAAGCACCTAATCTAATGCCCGTATGATAGTTAAGTGTTAATTTAGAATAGTTTCCACCAACATTTTCCTGTTCTGTAAATATACCATATTGTCTTAATGAAGAAGATTCATAACCACCAAATGAAATACCATTACTCGTTCCTGTTGGGTTGAGGTATGGGGTCGCGTTGTGTACTCCAAAATTTAAAACACCAGTAAGACTATTTATGCTTTGAGTCGTATAGACTCCATTAGTTATGGAACCAGCACTACCAGTGATATTAATAGCCCAACTTCCTGTTGCCGCATTTCTGATAGCATCTGCGGCAACAGTTGTAGTGGCTGACCTGTGGTAGTCGTCCCCGTTTTTAATTATGAATCTAGTAATTCCGCTTTCATCATTGTTAGTTGTGTTGACATAATTACTAAACGAATATCTAGAATATATATCCCCACTTCCGTCTCTTAATACTATTCTGCTTGCCGTATTTGACGTAGTTGCAGTTATAGTGGCAGAGTTCGCCTGACCAGATATTGAATCTGCTATCCTTGCACTATCTACCCTAACACCATAAGTGTTTACGCCATTCCATCCCATAAGGATTGGATATGTTCCGGTCCAAGCTATATCTGAATTCGTATTATTTACAGCAGAACCTGTTGGCGATGTGCCGTTAGACGCGTCAAAGATTGTATGGTTGTTACCATAGTTCTTCCACATTAGCTGACCAGCAACTGCATTTTCAGTGACTCCCCTGTAGTTGGTCCAGTTCGTTGAGAATGTATCTGATGTGGTTGCAAAACTTACCGATTGGCTACCGATGTTCGCACCTGTAATTTTCGCATAAGCTACTTGAGTTCTATTGATTGTACCAAATGCAGTAACGAAATTAACGGACCATCCGGATAACCAGCTTGTGCTATACCCCACATAGCCCATCTGAACGTCAGTGACAAATACTTGAGGATAAGTCCAAGAACTTGACGTCTCTCCAATCCACACACAGTTAACACCATCATCTATCCCGAAACGAACGGTTAGGTTTGCGCGACTAGTGCCTCCGTCAATATAACAAAACTCGTTATACCAGTTGTCGGAATCTCTATGACCACCAAAAGTAATGGTGAAAGACTTATTTGTAGAATACTCATAAACCTTTACCGTGCAGGTCATCATCATACCAGAACCAAAAACAGGCATCTTAATCCTTATGGCCCCAGTAATAGTAGAAGTTGTAGTAACAAAAGAACCTCCGCCGGGATATAGAATCCTAGTGCTATCTGAAGTTCCGTAACCCTGAGTGGTTCTTAAATTTCCAGTTATGAGTGTACCTAAAAGATTTGCCATATTACTTGTTTTCTAACTTGTTTACTCGTTCTGTTAATTCTTGTACTGCCTTCAGCAAAATTACGCTTAGGCGAGAGTAGTTGATACCATCCGGCCTACCCTCATTATCATATTTTACTACCTCTGGGAATAACTCTGCTACGTCCTCTGCGACAAGACCAATCTCCTCAACTTCGTTCTCAATCTTCTTGTATCGTACTGGCTTAAGAAGCTCTACTCTGTCTGAAGTAGACTCGATGCCTATAATATCCTTCTTGTATCGGATAGATGAGTTTTCCGTAATTGAACCAGATACAGTTAAGTCCGAACCCACGTTTACCGCATTACCGAGTGGGTTGATATCTAAAGGTTGCCCAGCGTGTGACTGAATAAAGTTTCTACTACTAGCGGTACCTATTGCAAAGCTTGCGTTAGTAGGTGAATTACTATTTGCCGCAATTCTAATAAATGAAGTCCCGTGATATCCATCTAGCAAATCAGCATCAAGCCCAGAAGTAGAGCCATCGTTGCCAGAGTGCCATATTGTACTGCCATTCCAGGAAATTTCTTTTGAACTACCATTTAGATGAAAAAGTACGGCATCTCCACCATTATCGAACATTCTAAGATTTAACTTAGAACCATTTCCATTAGAACCTGGATTGTAATGTGGATAATGATTTCCATTAGCATCATATGGACTAAAATAATGATGACCATTAAATGTGTTTCCTGACCCTGTAAGTGTTATATTAGTAGAGGTACTAGCTCCTCGACCAGTTACACTAGAGAGAGTATCGGTTTCCGTGTAACCAGTTATATAGCCTGGTCCGTTTGTTAACTGATTTAAGTTAGTTAAGTTACCTGCGTGCCATACCGTGTTTCCGTTAACTTGCACTACAGCAACACCGCTTGCCTCGTTTGACGGAGATACGAAGTTAAAAGCTCCACCGCTCGTCATCAACAGGTGGCGTGTGGCTAACCCCTCATAATGCCAGGTAAGTGCCGGTGGGAACTGAATACTAGTGCTCCTAACCTCAGCGGTGCTGTTTAGTGTCAGGCCATTGGTATTTCCGCTGTATGTACCACTGCTATTGTTACCCAACGTAACCTTCCCGTACATAACGACAGGACTTCCGGTAGAGCCTCCCCTGCCGGTTACTGAAGATAGCGTATCGGTCTCTGTGTAAGAGAAGCTAGTTAAGTATCCAGCGGTTGCGTGGTCTCCCCATCCGTAAGCTGTGTTCCAGTTTGATACGTCAGTAGATGTAAAGTGAGAAGTGTCCCATATCGTTCTCCAAGTAGAGCCAGTAAAACTAGCCCCAACTGATTTTCTCCAATAAAAATCACCGTTGTATGTCGCCCAAAACTGAACAGATATGTCAGAATTCCAGAATGCAAGCAATGTTCCGTAAAGGGCGGGTGCTGGCCCGTTTGTATATCCTGCCCCAATGTTATATACACCAGATGTGCCAGATAAACCTAATGTGTTTAAATCTGACTGAAATCTTGCAGATACCCCATTGAAATTTAAACCATTAAATAATGTTGAATTTGCTGCCGTACCAGAAGTTGATAATTTACCGTCAAGGGCGGTCTGCAATCCCGTTACGTTAGCAATAGTATGCGTGTGGGCTGGTAAAGATGTTAAAGCGTATTCTCCAATGTTCTCACTGGTAAGAATAGCCTTCCAAGAACTCCAAGTGTTTCCACTTTTTGTTCTAACCCACATACGGTCATCGTATGTATCGTAACCAATTTGTTTTTGGTATTGGGAGTTGGAATTGTACAGCTTAATATGCTGTATGTACATCCAATTATCAACACCTTCTGGCCTAGTTACAAATGCGCTAGATGTATAAAAACCAGTCTTATCTAATCCGTCGGCGTCAGTGGTTACTGAATCATTGGTTCCCTTAGCATTACCCCAGACAATGTTTGATGCGTGTACTCCATCTACGCTGTCTGCGTCAAGTCCAGAACCGTCCCCATCATTACCAGCGTGCCAAATTACATTACCGCCAACGTATGGGTTAAATCCAAACTTAAATACTCCAGTTGGGTTTATGGTGAAGACTGCGTCTCCAGAACGGTCGGCAATGCCCCCGGTAAGACCGTTTCTTAATAATCCAAAGTGATTTAGGGCATTTGCATCACCTAGATTTCCCAGCCCCCAAGTGTTTGTTTGGTCAGTATAGGACGCTCTAGTCCTATAGAATGACAAGGCATATCCATTGTTTGTGGACGGATGTATTGCCAGTCCCTCTGACCAGCTACTACCACCTGAACGGATATGCAAGGCTGGTATTTGACCACTTCCACCAGCTAAATATAATGCGGTGGTTGTGCTGTCTCCCCTTCCAGTAACCGTAGAAAGAGTATCAGCTTCAGCACTGAGTTTGCCATCTAAAGCAGTCTGTAATCCTGTTACGTTAGCAATAGTATGCGTGTGGGCTGGTAAGGATGTTAACGCATAAGAGCCGATATTACCAGCATCAACTTGCCTATATGCGATTCTTGATGCGGTTAAATTGGTTTGTTCGGACTCGCTAAAGGATACTGACCAACCCTTCGCCCAAGATTCATTCTGAGAATGCCCGGACTGGAAGTCAGTTACGAAGACATTGGGATAATCCCAAGTCGAGTTTGAATCACCTATCCATATTACATTCCTATCGACTCCATTATTACCAAAGTATACCGGGACGTTTGTTGATTTACCGGAATCACTAAGGATTGATGCAAAAACATTATACCAGGCACCATCAGAATAATTGTATCCCCCTATTCTAAGGGTGAATGATTGACCGGTCGAGTATAGATATACTTCAACGGTCATACTCATCATAGTATTGTTATTGTATACCGCAGTAGGGAGAGATATCTTTATTGCTCCGCCGGTCCCACTGCTGTTACCTACACTATAGGCGCCCTCGGGGGTGGTAATCCTAGCGGATGGTGTGTCGCGGACGAGTCTGCTAACAGCAGCAACGGCAACTGATTGACTAGCAATGTTAGTGGTGGTAATGGCATCGGTAATCCCATATCCGGCTATTGTTGTCGGTTTGGACGATACGTTGGCGAATGAAATACCCGATATATATCCGTTAGGGTTTGTGGCTAAGTAAAACCTAGAATCTGACTCAGTTTCGGTGTAGTACCTGTCATCGTGATTGTGGGCAGAGGGTGGGAATGTGGCGGGCTTGTTTTGTACGTTAGTCCACTCCACCGAACCACTACTTAAGGAATGTCCAGATTCTTCGGCGTATCCTGCGTCCGTAGCATAAGCGGCGCGGACTCCCTGCCAACCGTTTATCACACCATTTTCAGCGGTTCTTACAAAAAGATTCCCGGCGTTGCTGTTTTGATAATAGCGTGGAATTGCAATTTCCATCCAGTAATCTCCTCCATCGCTACCAAAACCATATTCATTGCCAAGGCTAAACCTACCACGATACCATTGTGAAGACGTCTGATGTGGAGCGTTTGTACTTCCCTGAACATAGTTCCATCCCCAATAATTAACCGCAGTATTGAAGTTGGTATATGCGCTATGAAGCTGCCACTGACCAAAGTTTCCTACAATGGATATACCAAGCTCTTGCTTTGGGAGCCTGTCAGTAGAAAGTGTCCCGGATGTAATGTCGGAAGCAGCGTGCGTGTGAGCAGGTAGAGACTCAAGATAGCGACCATCAAGGTCTACCGTTACAGTGCCTGTATCTTGCTGAGTGAGCGTGAGTACACCGGTCGTAGTGCTAAACGTCGCGCTGTTAATCTTGTCGTTGTACGCTATATCCCAAGCACCTCGGTTGTATCCATCGATTTCGTTCTCACCAGCAAAGAAAGAATCAATCTCTCCCTCGGTATAATATATATCGTTATGGTTGTGAGCGGGTAGCGAAGTAAGGAAGCTGTGGGTGAAGTTAACCCAATTACTTCCGTTGTACCGTAGAATCTGCCCTGCCGCCGCTGTGGTGATGACTACATCATTAAGCGCATTAATAGATGACGACGGGGTTAGGAAGCTGGGAGTGAAGTTATGCCATACGGGTACGGTATCCCCCTGCCGGAGGCCGTAGCGTATCATTTGGTCGCTAGACAGGGAGACGATGCTTACATCAGAAAGCCCATCGAGTGTGAGTGAACCGGCACTGATAGTGCCCCAATATGCAACACCTTCTCCGTCGGTGGATAGCACCTGTCCGTTCGTTCCATCAACCATCGGGAGTGTGTACTCCGTGTTGACATTAATTTGAGATAAAAACTTCATAGTTTACCAACCTAATACAGTATAAGCAAAAGTACAAAATAAAAGAGGGGGCCAATGACCCCCACCCTTACTGCTATTCACCTATATATTAAGTGCCGGCCGTGAAGAGAGTTTCACCATTCGCCTCGCCAACTATCGTATCGCCACTGCGCTTTGACGCTTGTAATACAACGTAGTATGTATTATCCGTTACCGCCCCACCGAATGTAACTACAACGGTATTAAGTGTGGGTCTTGTGATATCAACAATAACAGTTTCTTGAGTCGCGAATGAAATGACCTCGGCCGTAACAGCCCTACTCCCAAAGTTGTGAGTCACCGTGTATGCGTTAGCGGTCTTTGATACATTACCCTGAGCGTCGTCAAGTGAGAAGTGTATGGGAAGACCGAGATAGTTAGCAACCGCAGTAAACGTAGCCAAGCGAAGAACTCCAGCTTGACCACTTACATTGCTCTGCATAATGAAGTGGTCGGTCGTTGTTCCACTCGGTGTTAGTGAAGGTAGGCTACCGACGTGCAATGGCTGGTTGACAGTGGAGAAGCGGTCATTGGTCTCATCCCATAAGAACGATACGGAGGCCGCGCTACCACGCTTTACGGAGAATCCACCGTTTTCAGTCGGGGCGGTGCCCGCCGCGATGTCAGAGTTCAGCAAGATGATGCTGTCTCCGATGTTCACCTCATTAGAAGTGATAGAAGTCAACTGACCATTTACAGTGAGGTTACCACTGATTACTGTATTTTCTGCGTCGATGGTTACAGTGTATGACGTTCCACCTCCCTGAAGAGATACGGCCTCCTGTAGGACCTTAGCGTTCTCAAGTTGAGTGTTAAGGTCGCTCCACAGCATCAGCCTTCCCTCAGAAAGACCGGTGGCGTTCTTAAACCTTACGTTGTCCCCAGTGAGTTCAAGGCCATCGCTTACACCTACATTCAGGATTCCAGTGGTGGTTCCGTCCCAAGTAAGACCGTTACCGGCAATGGTTGAAGCAACGCTGATGGTTATCTCGCCATTGGCTCCTCCGCCGGTAAGTCCAACCCCGGCCGTTATGCTACGGATGTCACCGGTGATGTCGTGCCAGTCGGTACCGTCGTAGTATTTTACTTTGTTGAGAGTAGAGTCGTATACGATTCTACCAGTGTACAGCCCACCGCCGGTAAGTGCAGTAATCTGAACTGTAGATAGGTGCTCAGGGCGGAGACCTAATACCGGGAATCCGTTGAGCTGGAGGGAGACTAAATGACTTAGTGCCATATCATTTTTAGTTTAGGTACGCCTTCCCGCTGAATGGGTCGACGAAGGTTATGGTTAGGGTGTTTAAGGAGTTATATTGGAGGTCTCCAATAACAACATTTTCTGTGGAATCAACAACGACAGCCACTGGCTTCTTGCCTAGATTGTGCGTTATGACCCATACCGACGCGGGCATATTTTGCTCATAGACAAAGTGAGCATCGCCGCCGCCCCCGGTGACACCCTTGACGGACATAGAGGTAGTGGGCCTTGGTATGACAATAGTATTCTGTAGCGTCGGTTGTTTGACGCTTACATTGATTTGTTCACCGCTATTTATGGATATATCGCTCATATCGTAACGTCCTCATTTACTTTGAATATACCATAGAGCCACGTCTTCACGGCGCCGGCGCTGGTGCTCTGTAGGTCATATACGTATAAACCCCCTTCGATAGCCGCCATAGTTACTGGGGTAGCAGTGATGGTTAGTACGCCTAAGTTGGTGCCGTTGTAGGTAAATAAACTATCTTCGACGATGGCTGATGCCGAAGTGTCGGTCTCCCTAACGTCGAGCTTCCAGGTGTATCCGGTCAGGTTTATCACCACGCCGGCCTCATTCTTGAACGTAAGCTCAAGACGAAATGAGTCTCCCTTGCGACAGGTTATATCGACTCTTTGTGCTGTATCTAGATTAATCAGGGCTGCCATAGTGCAAATATACCAACTTATTGATTGCCAATAATTTGAGACATAAGGTCCTGCTGCTCGTCGGTTAGCTCACCGCGCTCGCCCTTACGCTGTGATATCAGCTTGGATTGCTCTACTGCCTGCTTCTTAACGCGGGAGTCCTTGGCCTGCTCACGCTGACCTTCTACGTTCATACGGAAATCACGCTCCTCTTGGTTTACCGCCATACGGGATTCACCCTCAGCCTTGGCGAGTTCTATCTTAAGCTGGTATTCCCGCTCAAGCAACTGCATCTTAATCTGAGACTCTAGGTTTAACCTCTGCATATCAAGCTGCGACTTAACTTCCTCGGTCTGCAACGCGGCCTGTGCGGACGCCTGAACCGATTGTTGGTTCATCTGCGACTGCATCTGGCTGTTCTGTGCGGCGATGTCTTGCTTTTGCTTGATACGCTTCTTACGGCGTACCACAAGTAGCTGCTCGGCTTGGTCGACGTCCTTGAGCCTACGGATGGACATAGCGTCCTCTAGGTCAATCTCTCCCTGCCCCAGCGACTGCTGGATGTTAGCCTCAAGATACATCTTATCGGAATCCGACATCTCGGGTACCACACGCACACCGAAGTTATACATCGGTAGGTCGCGGAACGATGCCAGCACATCCATATTGGATTTACCGATAGCGTTCTCGTACACTCGGTATATCACGGACTGAGGCGGCATAATCTGCAAACACTTCACTATGTACTCCACCACCTTCTTGTACAGCATCATAGATGCGTGGGTGATGTCATATGTTGCGTTGTTGGATGCCTCGATGGCCTGCTGCCGTACGCCTACCAGAGCATCGCCCTTTGGGGTGGATGCGTCGACGACCTCGTTGATACCGGTGGCGTCGCGAATCATACGCAGATAGTGGTTATATATACCTACGTATGCCTCGATGTTACGGATGGCGTTGCCAATCTCGCGAATCGGTGGGTTCTGAAAGCCTCCCTCGGGGTTCTTGGAGCGGTAGTAGAATATACCCGTCTGTTCGTAGATATCCTGTATCTCAAGCGGTTGGAGGTCTCCTCCCTGTCCTAGCTGTACGTTCTCGAGTCCTTCGATATCGATGATGAGACCGTCAGGCTTAGCCTTAGCTACGGACTGCTGAATCTTCAGGTGTGTAATCTGCAACTGGTCGGCGAATCCTACGATGCCGCTAACCATAGACTTAGGAATCATCCGGCGCATATTCACGGCCACGGCGCTGTACGACAGGCGTGTCCTTGTGATATCGTGGATGTTACGGGGCTGGTTGTGCTTCATCCCGTATCCGTATAGCTTGTCGGTACCCACAATGAAGCTGCCCCCGTATAGGGTGACGAACGACATACGCGTGGGCTTGCGGTCGAATACGCTCTCCTTGGGTGGCTGATATGCCATACCCTTATAGTAGAAGCCTACGTTGCCGAAGCGTGATTCCTTGGACTCATAGAACACATCGTCAACCGATAGGAACTCGAAGTCCATAACCTCCACGATGTACTCGTCGTATCCGAAGATGGTGCGCTGGAGGTTTCTATCGTAGTATGAGTGAGATAGCTTGTTGGGGTCGTTGGCGTACTTATTCTGTACGTTGCGTGCCATCTGCGTATACTCCTCCTCGGTGAACTCATCGCCTGCAAGGCGTCGTAGCTCAGAGATAGTCAGTCGCTTAACGTGACCCGCGTAGGTCAGGTCATTCATCAGGGGGTCCTCGGTGTACGAGTGGATGAAGTATGCGGGGTCCACGTATTTAGCGACTAGACCATAGTTAGGGTCGTAATCATTCTTAGTTACCCCCATACCCACCGATACTAGGTCGGTGACGGCACGGCGGTGGATGGTGTGGTTGTATTCGTTCCACTCCAGAGTTAGGTTGGCGGCAATCTGCGCGGCAATCTCAGCGTTGGTCTTGACGTTGGAGGCAAGGAAGATTTCAGCCTCCTCGGGGGTGTCAGGAATCTGCTCTAGTTTAGTACCGATATCGAGTCCAGCCATCTGGGCCTGCTGGAGCATATCCTTATTGTCGACGTTAAACTTTACCTCCGCCTTCTTGCGCTCCTTCTCAGTTATGCTCAAAGGGTCGATTGCCTCGACGTTGGGGTATGGGTTCTTAGATAGAATCTTATTGACGACAATCTTAACGAACTTAGGGATGATGGGTACCGGTGACCAGTCAATGTTCAACAGTGTACCGTCGCCATTGTTGGGGTCAAGCGAGTTTAGAATCTGTTTGTATATCTTAGTGTCCTGCGTTCCGTTAGCGTAGTCGCGGTATCGTTCGAACTCATCGAGACGACGCCTAAAAATACTTCCGTGGTCATCCGTATGACCCCACTGCGACTCTATGGCCCTAGCGTACTTAAGCCCATAGGACTTAGCCGACTTTGCCTCGGTAGATGCTAACGGGTCAGGGAAGTTACCCTGCTTATTATTTTTTTCCATACCTATTGTTTGTCCCCAGTTTATATGCAAATATACCCAATAATATGTTGTCGCCTAACGACTTACATCCTTGAATCTTCTTAGGAATACTTTGCTCGACATATCGGACGTCTTCCGCTCCTGCTTTACCTTCTGCGCGGCAAGCAACGCGAGACCTGAACTGATGGTTAAGTCAAACTTAGTCCTGTCGTCGATGCGGTATCCTATCCAGTCCTCCAGTGTTCTGTCGAGGTACATCCTCCCACAATCACCGCTCTCTGAGTCCATACCCACGTGTTCGTGAATATACGCCTCAATAGCTTGCGCGTGGGACTGTATGACGTCCTGTGAGTTGGATGGTATACCCTTGGTCTTTACGTTGGAGTGTGAGCCCGGAGCCTTCAGGTGTTCGGGTCTATCCATAATATATCCGTCGTAACCCCTAGACTCGAAGTACCTTACTATCCCGTATTTGTTATTCTCAATAAGGAGCGAATAACCGTAAAAAACCGCCGCCATAAGTATATCCTCATAGAATATACGCGCGAGCGGTGGGCGGTTAGCATATTCAGCCACGAACATATTCGATGGGAAGCTCATATTAAACTTGTTGTATATATGGCAGGCGCCCTTGGACCCCCTACCGTCCATCGTATTATCGATGTCATAGGAGTCAACGCCTCCGGTGCCTAGGTGGTCGTTACCGGGGTATACCTTGCCCTGCTCCTTGCGTTGATTGTTTCGCACCTCGTCGGGCGGAAGCCAGGCCACGGTCCACCTTCCGTTATCATCGGGGTTCCATAGCACCTTAGTATCCGGCTTACCGTCCTCCCACACGAAGTTACCCTTGATGACGGGTGATGGGTACATCTCCCTGTTATGCTGCAACTGCTCGTATATCCTCCCCACGTTGAAGTGTGATGACTTGGTGGAGTCGCGGAACGCTTCCTCCTCGCTCCACGGGAACTGGCGTATCACCTCATTGAGCTCATAGGGGTCGTGCATCAGCGCCTTGCGCTCGTTCGATAGGAACGTCTTAGCACCGATTGATGTGACGTCGCCGTCCATAGTAAGCTCGGGCTCCTTGGGGTCCTCGATAATGGGCATACCGTAGATATCGAAGAAACCCTCAAGCGCCTCGTATGATGGGATGAACAGTTTATATAGCCCGCTCTTTGTCCTTCCGTTATCGTTGCGGCGCGTGGGGTCGGAGTCATAGTATAGCTTCCTGTAGTTGGCGCCCCCCTTATCCAGCGGGTTTACCGTGGAGCCCACCATAGCCTTACCTACGATTTTCTTACCGACCAGAAGACACGTGCGGTGTACCCTCCAGACCTCGTTTATATCCAACGGGTTCTCCCACTTACCGGCCTCATCGAGGTATAGGTAGTGTAGCTTCTCACCGTCATAGGCGTTGGCGACGGAGTTCTTCCAGTTAATAATAGTATCTAGCGCCTCGGTCTGCGAGCTGACCTTATTGGTCTTAGTAATCCTCTTCGCTGGCTCGCGGAACGCAAGCTCCATACGCGGGTTGGTGGTACCATCCTGTATCGGCTTAAAGAAGAACGGGTATGAGCGGAACATAGGGAGCAGCTTCTTCATAAAGATGTTCTCCTGCGCGTCTTTACCGGTCTTTGACATAATACCCAGTACCTTGTTTGACACCTGAGTGCCCTCGTCAGCCAGTGCCGCCCCGCAGATGTTAGTGTATCCGGAGCGTCGGCATTTCGTGTATATCTGCCCCACGCATCGCGGGTCCTGCTTGCAGGCCTCGAAGTGGATGTATATCTTACGCTGGAAGTCAAGGAAGCTCGCATATCCGATATCCATCTGACTCCACTGTAGGAGCATATAGTGATGTCCGGTTATATAGGTAGGAACCCCGTTGTTATAGAACCACACCCCATCGCGGCGTCTGTTGAACTCCTGGTCGATGTATTCGGCGTGCTTCACCCTGAACTCCTTGGGCTGCTCCTGCCATTCGTCCATAGAGCGTATACGCGCCAGGTCCTGTGGTATGGGGAGCCTATGCCAGAACTGCTCCTCACGAGGGAGTCCCTGGAATAGGATTTCCTTTGATGGGGGAGCCTTGGGGAGCTGTATAAATATATTGGATATCTCTATTATCTCGCCCTCGCTATAGTCGGGGCATATATTAACCACAAGGTCCTTATACCCCTCTATATTCTTTAGCGCGGTCATTACTTCCTGTATTTCTCAGCGAAGCCCCCAGCGAAGTCCACGTGTTCCTCGATGCTCCCGCTCTCGGACAGCGTGCGTATCATATCCTCCAGTCGTTGCCTTTCCTGCAACAGCTCACGCGCATCCACCGCCGTCTGCTTTATGGACTGAAGCTCCGCCTTACGAGCGGAACCGTTTATCTCGGGGTCCACGGGCTTCTTGATTTCTTCAATCATATTATTGATTGCCACCTCCATAGAGTGCATCAGCCGTGTGGCTGCGTCTATGGTCGTAAAATCAGACTGCTTCCTTGACATACAGCAGGTCGTTAGGTGTCATTCTCCAGAGCTTTTCACCGTTTACCTCCATCGTATAGTCGGATTCTTTGCTGAAGCCCACCATATCGCCGGCCTTTACCCCCATCTCAAGCAGTTCGGGTGTGTCGAAGCGTACTACGCCCTCCCTCTTTATCTCCTTCTGTGTGGAGATGATGATTCCAGTCTCTGACGTGGGTTCTTTCCCCTCGTCAGCTATCAGGAACACCCATCCCGG